AGAGAGTTACAGGCTGAGATGCACCAGAATGTTAGGCGTTGGAATGTGCTGGTGATGCACAGACGCTTTGGTAAGACAGTCTGGGCAGTTAATCATCTTATTAGACACGCTTTGACTTGTGAACTTCCAAGGCCAAGAGTTGCCTTTGTTGCACCTACTTTTACACAAGCTAAGAGAATAGCGTGGGATTATGTGAAGTATTATGCTTCTGTGATACCTGGCGTGAACTTTAATGAAACTGAGCTAAGAGTTGACTTCCCTAATGGCGGTAGGCTCATGCTTTTATCAGCAGAAAATCCAGATAGCTTGAGAGGTATCTATCTTGATCTATGTGTATTCGATGAGTTTGGCATGCAAAATCCCAGGGTGTGGGGGGAGGTTGTACGTCCTGCCCTGTCTGATAGGGAGGGTGCGGCTGTATTTCTAGGCACCCCAGCAGGACATAATCATTTTTTTGATCTATTGGAACAGGCCAAGTCTGAAGAAGAGAATGGATCTGACCAATGGTACTGGAAGGTAGTGCGTGCATCCCAGAGTGAGTTGGTCAAGAAAGAAGAGCTAGAAGCTGCTAAAGCGCAGATGACACCAGAGCAGTACGAGCAAGAGTATGAATGTTCGTTCACTGCTGCTATCATAGGTGCCTATTATGGAAAGCTGCTTTCTGATGCCGATGATAACGGAAGGGTTACTAGGGTTCCATATGACCCTGCTTATCCTGTGCATACCGCATGGGATCTGGGTATAAATGACTCAACAGCTATTTGGTTTGCGCAAATATTTAGAGGCGGTTCGATCAATGTTATTGACTACTATGAAAACAGCGGTGTTGGGCTGGATCACTACGCTGAAGTGTTACGTCAGAAAGACTACCACTACGGCGATCACCTTGCTCCGCACGATATTGAAGTAAGAGAGTTGGGTTCTGGCAAGTCTAGGCTAGAGACTGCGTTTAGTCTGGGCCTACGCTTTAGAGTCATTCCAAAGATGAAGATTGCAGATGGTATCAATGCTGCACGCATGATGCTCCCGAAATGCCTATTTGATAAGGAAAAGACATACGATGGCTTGGAGATGCTACGACAGTACAGGCAAGAATGGGATGAAAGAAGGAAAGTTTTCCGCGATCATCCAAGGCATGATTTCACAAGTCACTCTGCGGATGCGTTTAGGTATCTGGCTGTTGGGTTGGAGAATAGACAAGCTGCTGTTCGTCCTCCGCAGAAAATGGCGATGAATGAGTACAATCCATTTACGCTATGATGGATGAGCGAGAACAGATACTTGAGTTGGTAGAGAGTAGTGAGTACCACCAGTGGTGGGGGCAGAAACAGTTTGAGAGCTTCGTAGAGCAACCCATGCGCCTAAATCAGTATGTGTTAATGGATGAAGGCTTTGCAACTTGGGGGTTCCCAAACGAGTGGCAGGTGCAAGATTACCTGCTGGAAAATAAGTTTCCTGTCAGTGGATTTGATGGAGGGGGAGATACGGTTTGGATAGTAGACTTTATTTGTTTGCAAGGAAAGGGTAGCATAGCGCGTATGATGCGACACATACGAGATCATCTGGTTCAAAGCGGTTACGACAAAGCGTTATGGTTGCGCACTGAAACTGGCAAGATAGGCTGGCACAAACTAAAGGAGAGCCATAATGGGTAGCGGAGGATCAGGCACAAGCGGTGGTGCTACATTCGTAGGTGGGAAAAAACCTAGTAAAAACCTTATAACTGCCACAGCACCAACAAGACGTACAGAGGCAGATCGTTTCAGAGATGATGCGGCACAGGCAGTCGTCAGAAGCCAAGCACCGATAGGCTCAAGAACTGGTAGACCTGGTGGGTTGGTTGAGCAATCCCGTCAAAGAAGAGAAGCAGAAAGACAAGGTTTTACCGCTGAAGAAAGACGTATGCGTGCGCCGGAACGCGGTCTTTCCCCAGGAGAGGTGTTAGCAACTGTTGGATCAAGTGGCTATGGGCAAGCAGCTTCAGCAAAGCTGGCTGGGCGCACTGATATAAGTGTTCAGCAACTTGGCAACCTTGCCTCAAGAGCCAACATTGGACAATTACCAGAAATGCGTGTTGGCGGTGTTGTTGTGCCAAACGTAAGCACTAATGTGTTAAATGTTATTGGAAGGCAAAGGGCAACAGGGATTCTTGATCGTTTAATTGCAGGTGGCACACCAGTTACCAAAGATGGATTTATTCAAGGTGTTACAAGTCAAGATGGTTCTTACTTTGGCAGAAGTGATACAGCACCAAATCAAACATTGCTGTCGGGGCAGCCTCAAGGAAGGGATGATGTTTCTCCAGAGATAACTCCAGAAGTAACACCAGAGCGAGATGACGAGCCAATAATTACAAATCCTGTTCTTGGTCGTGGAGAGCGAGGCAGACGAAGAACCAAAAGCTCTAGGGCTGGTGGGGCTGGGTTTGTTGAAGAGGGGTCTGGCATTTTATTGAGCAGCGCAAAAAATACATACGGAGGATAGATATGTCATTTTTAACACCAAGAATACCCGTACCGCCGCCACCAGAACCGCCAGCCATGCCAGATCAAACAGATCAAGCCAGGGCCGCTGCAAGGGCAGAAGAGGGAATGGGCGCAAAAGTGCGTAGACGTAAGGGCAGGGGTTCAACTATTGTTGCTGGCGCACTTGGTGACACAGCCACAGGCCAAACACCAACCTTGTTAGGATAATGCTATGGATGCCATCAAAGAGATAGTCTCACGCTTTGACTATATGGAAACGCGCAGAGGTAACTGGGATACCCATTACCAAGAACTTGCTGATTACATGCTGCCAAGAAAGGCAGACATTGTGCGAAAGCGCAGCAGGGGCGAAAAGCGCATGGAGCTTATCTTTGATGGCACTGCGCTGCAAGCTGTAGACCTTTTGTCTGCATCACTGCATGGCATGCTCACAAGCGGTGCAACGCCTTGGTTCCACCTATCCATGAAAGACCCAGACATCGGACGCAATGATGATGTGCAGAGATGGCTAGAGGATAGCAGCAAGCGCATGATACGCGCCTTTAATCAGTCAAACTTTGAGACTGAGGTGCATGAGTTATACGTTGACTTAGTTGTGTTTGGCACAGGCTGTATGTTTGTCGAGATGGATGGTAGTGAGCTACGCTTCAGCACGCGCCATATATCAGAGTTTTACGTTGCCGAGAACCAGTTTGGTTTAGTTGATACTGTATTCCGTAAATACAAGATACCCGCAAGACAAGCTGTGCAAAGGTTTGGCTTAGAGAATGTTGGCGAGTTTATTGCAAAAAGGTTTGAGAAGAACCCAGATGAAGAGGTAACTATGCTTCATGCGGTACTGCCACGCACAGACAGAGATCCACAAAAGGTAGACAATACAAACATGCCCTTTGCCTCTGTTTACATCTGTATGCAGACAAAGATGCCAGTACGCATTAGTGGCTTTGAAGAGTTTCCATATATCGTGCCACGCTTCTTGAAAGCAACTGGTGAGGTCATGGGCAGATCACCTGCAATGGTAGCCTTGCCTGATGTAAAGATGATAAATCTTATGTCAAAGACAATCATCCAAGCGGCACAAAAGATGATTGATCCACCGCTGCTAGTACCAGATGATGGGTTTTTATTGCCTGTACGCACACAACCTGGTGGTTTGAATTTCTTTAGGAGTGGCACAAGGGATACTATTACGCCGCTAAACACAGGCGCAAACATTCCTATTGGTCTGTCTATGGAAGAGCAACGGCGCGGTGCAATACGATCTGCCTTTTATGTTGACCAAATACTATCTGGTGCAACACCAAACATGACAGCTACAGAGGTTGTGCAAAGGCAAGAGGAGCGTATGAGAGTAATCGGTCCTGTGCTTGGCAGGCTGATGAATGAAATGCTACGTCCTTTGATTGACAGAACATTTGCTTTGATGTTGCGTGAAGAAATGCTTGCAGTACCGCCAGAGTCTTTGCAGGGCAAGGATATTGATATTGAGTATGTATCACCTCTAGCACGCGCACAAAAATCAAGCAGCCTCAACAGCACAATGAAAGCACTAGAGATATTGTTGCCATTGTCACAAAGTCTGCCTGTTGGCGATCACCTCAACCCAGATGGATTGGTCAATCACATTGTTGATACATTGGGCGTGCCAAAAGAAGTTCTATTCCCACAATCGCAGGTTGAGCAAACAAGACAGCAGCGTGCGGCTATGGAAGCAGAACAGATGCAACGCCAACAAGAATCTGAGGACATATCCAACGTAGGGCAAGCTGCACAAGCTGTGCGGATGGTTAGCAAATGAATGAAGAGATGAGCAAGCTGCGTCAGATGTACCTAGATACATTTAGCACAGAAGCTGGCAAGAAGGTTTTAAAGGATCTTGAGAAGCGTTGTAACTACAATGTCTCAAGCTTTGTGGCTGGAGATACTAACGCCACTTCATATGAAGAGGGGAAACGTACTGTTTGCCTTCACATTCACAACATGATGAAAGAGGAATAAATGTCAGAACAAGTAGCTGAACAGGTAGCCCAACCTGATGTTACTGCGCTGGAAACACCAGCAGAGGTAGCGCAAGGCGGGTCTGGTAACGACTTCTTGAGTTTGGTTCCAGAAGAATTGAGGGATCACCCAAGCCTATCGCCAATCAAAGATGTGTCAAACCTTGCACGCTCGTATGTAAACGCGCAAAGACTGATTGGTACAGACAAATTGCCATTACCAGCAAACCCAACAGATGAGGACTTGGATAATATCTATTCTCGTTTGGGTAGACCAGAAACCCCAGAGGAGTACGGCATACAGGCAGACGGTAATGTTCTTACAGAGGATGCCACTACAAGGTTTAAAGAGATTGCACACGCTCTGCGTTTTACACCAGATCAGGCAACGGGGATTCTAAACTATTACCTATCAGAAGCATCAAACTCTGCTGAAGGTATGCAGCTAGCGGCACAAGAGCAAGCAAAGCAAACGGAGGCTGCATTGCGCCAAGAGTGGGGCGCTGCATACGACACGAAGCTAAAGGATGCGCAGTCTGCTATTGAAAAGTTTGAGGGCGATGAAATACTTGGTATGGATCTGGCAGATGGCACAAAAGTTGGCAATCACCCAGCATTTGTTAAAGTATTCTCAGCCATTGCAGATTTTAGAAAGACAGTAACAAGCGAGGACTCAATCAGTGAGCCAGCCACTGCAAACGTGATGACACGACAGCAAGCGCAAGCAGAGGTTGATTCAATTATGCGTTCGCCTGAGTACACAGACAGAAAGAATGTTGTTGCGCGTCAACGTGCAATAGATCGTGTCGCAGAATTAATGGGTATGATACATGACTGATGAAGAGAAGATTGACCTTCGTTTAGAGTGTTTGCGGATTGCCATTGAGTTTGGCACGCAACGTGATATGATGGAACCCGATCAACTTGCAGAAAAGTATTACAAGTGGGTCGTACAGGGCAGCGATGAACTTCGTCCTGTTGACAATTCGGAAAGACGAAAGCCCGATGCTGGCAAAAAAGCTAGGAGTGTCCGAAAGGGTAGCACGCCGCGATTAGTGTAAATGTCAACGTAGAACAGGAGGTAGGCTAATGTCTACTCAAGTAACTACGGCATTTGTGCAACAGTATTCTGCTAACGTGCAGATGCTATCACAGCAGATGGGTTCCCGTTTGCGTGATGCGGTGCGAATTGAGAATGTTGTTGGTAAAAATGCCTTCATAGACCAAATTGGAGTTGCAACTGCTGCCTTGCGTAGCAGCCGTCACGCCGATACACCACAAATGGACACACCTCATGCGAGGCGTCGTCTTTCCCTAGCGGATTATGAGTATGCAGATCTGATCGACGATCAGGACAAAGTGCGTATGCTTATTGATCCAACATCATCTTACGCACAAGCAGCAGCCGCTGCTATGGGTCGTGCAATGGACGATGTGGTTATCACTGCTGCTACAGGCACAGCCTCTACTGGTGAGACTGGATCTGGCAGTGCAACACTGGATGCAACAGCAAACTCTGTTGGCTCATCCTCATCAAACGATGGCCTGACTATCGCCAAGCTCACAGAAGCAAAGCGTAAGATGGACCTCAATGATGTTGACCCATCAATCCCAAGGTATATCGCTGTAGGGCCAAAGCAGATTGAAGATTTGCTTGGAACCACACAGGTTACATCTTCGGATTTCAACACAGTTAAAGCTCTGGTTCAGGGTGATGTGGATACCTTTATGGGCTTCCGCTTTATTATGACAAACAGGCTTTCTGTAGATAGCAACGACATCAGAACATGCTTCGCATGGGCTGAAGATGGTTTGACCCTTGGTGTTGGTAAAGACATCGCTGCACGCATTGATGAGCGTGCTGACAAGGGATATGCAACCCAAGTTTACTATTGCATGAGCATCGGAGCGGTGCGCATGGAAGAGTCAAAGGTTGTTCAAATCTTCTGTGATGAAACCCCAGACTAAGAGAGGAGTAGAAAATGGCTAATGTAAATACGACTCTCGTATCCAACTTGCTAGCACTGCCCCAGGTGGCATCATCATCTAGGACTCTGCATGGCTCTAAACGAGTTGCAATGGGTACAATCGCACTGGCTGCTGGAGATCTTTCAGCAACAGACACAGTGATGCTTGCACCTATTCCTTCAAACGCAGGAATCGTGAGCATCAAACTTTTCAATGATGATCTCGACTCTGGCACAACCAACACTTGTGATGTTGGCGTTTACTCTGAGAGTGACGGTACATTTACCGCGCTTGACGATGATGCCTACGCATCTGCAATCACTGACCTACGCGGTGCTGTGGGTGGTGTTGGTACTGATGTCACGTTTGAAGCGCGTAACATCAACCTGCTTGGTCAACGAGTATGGGAAGATGCAGGGCAGTCATCCGATCCAGGTGGCTACCTTTTCATCGGCCTTTTGTTTGATGCAGCAGGTGATACGGCAGGTGATCTTTCATTCGTGATTGAGTACGTTGTCAACTAAACAACAGAGGGGGCGGCAACGCCCCTTCTTCTCTGGAGGGTGACATGCCATCGGTTGTGGACATTTGTAACGAGGCAATGGATTTGTTGGGTGCCGCCACTATATCTGCCCTCACAGAAAACTCTAAAGAAGCAAGATTGTGTAACCGCAGGTTTGAAACTGTAAGAGATTCCGTTCTGCGTGCGCATCCTTGGAACTGCGCAATCACAAGAGCAACGCTTGCACAGAACAGTGACACGCCAGCTTTTGGCTTCAACTTTCAGTATAATTTACCAGCAGATCCATTTTGTCTGCGCGTGTTGTCGTTTTGGAACACAAACGTAGACAACGAGCTATCTGCGTATGATAGCAACATTATGTTCAAGGTTGAGGGGCGCAGAGTTCTAAGCAACGAAAGCACATGCAAGATTATCTATATATCTAGGGTTACTGATCCAGAACAGTTTGACAGTCTGCTTTCATCTACGATAGCGCATCGTCTGGCCTCTGAGACAGCCTATGCAATCACAGGCAGTAACAGCGTGGCACAAGGTATGGTTGCGCTGTATGACGCACGACTGAAAGAAGCGCGTAGCATGGATGCTATGGAAGGATTCCCAGACCAAATACGGGCAGATGAGTTTATAAATATAAGGTTCTAGTATGGCGCGTGTATCAACGATTATAACGAACTTTCGCGCTGGAGAGTTCTCGCCAAGGCTTGAAGGGCGTATTGATCTTCAAAAGTACAACGAGGCCGCAAAAGAACTTACCAACATGATAAGTTTTCCACAGGGTGGCATCACACGCCGTCCGGGTTCTTATTTTGCTGGCGCATCAAAGTCAGGCGGCAAGGTGCGCCTTGTTAACTTTGAGTTCAGTGACGAGCAAGCATATGTTCTTGAGTTTGGTGAAAACTACATACGCTTTTTTAAAGACGAGGGCATACTTACTGAGACTGTTAAAAACATCACAGCTATTACGCAAGCAAACCCAGCGGTTGTAACGTCAAGCTCTCACGGCTTTTCCAACGGTGACAAGGTGTTTATCACTGGTGTTGTTGGAATGACAGACATTAACAACACAGAGTTTACGGTAGCTGGTGCAACAACAAATACCTTTGAGCTTTCTGGCATCAACAGCAGTGCGTTTACAGCTTACAGTTCTGCTGGCACAGTTGGAAAAATAGTAGAAGTTACAACAACTTACACAGAGGCGCAGGTATTTGAATTGAACCATGTGCAGTCTGCTGACGTTTTGTTTCTCGCACACAAGGACCATGAGCCAGCAAAGCTAACCAGAACTACGGCAACCAGCTTTACGTTATCTGACATTGATTTCATTGATGGCCCGTATGAGGATGAAAACTCTACGACGACAACCATAACATCAGATGCAAACACTGGCACAGTAACCCTCACCGCATCTGCCGACTTGTTTGACGCATCAAAGGATGTTGGTTCTATATTTCGGTTCCGTGATGTCATCGAAGTGTCTCACCCAGCGTGGGCAACTGGGGATTCATACTCACAGAATGACATCGTGCATCATAATGGTAATGTTTACAAAAAGACAGACGCCGGCACAAATGAGTCAACTGGCGCACAGGCTCCTGTACATCTGTCAGGTTCAGAAGTTTACGGTAATCACACGTGGCAGTTTCAGCACAATGGCACTGGCTTTGTGAAAATTACTGCTGTGACTAACGCAACAACAGCAACGGCAGTGGTACAGAACAGTGGCACAAACAGTGTTATAGACAACCTTGTGCTGCCCAAAAACGCAACAGATGGCACAACCAAATGGTCAAGGGGTGCGTTTAGTATCAGAAACGGCTTTCCTCGCGCTGTAGCGTTCTATGAGCAGCGTTTGTACTACGCTGGCACTACAGCCCAGCCACAGAGCGTCTTTGGCTCTGTAAGCGCGGATTTTGAGAACCATACTCCTGGCACCACAGATGACGCAGCTATCAATGTAACGATTGTGTCAGATCAGGTGAATGTCATCAAGCATTTGTTGCCTGCACGTTTCTTGCAAATATTGACTACAAGCTCTGAGTTTACCTTGTCTGGCGGTGCTGGCAGTGAGCCTGTGACGCCTACCAACGTCAACGTGCTAAGAGAGACAACCTTTGGCAGCTCTGATGTGCGTCCATTGCGTGCAGGAAACAGCACCATCCTTGTGCAAAAGGGTTCTGAAAAAGTCAAAGAGATAACCTTTGATCTTGATACGGACGGTTTGTTGGGGATTGATCTGACTGTTTTAGCAGATCATGTAGCGCGTGGCGGTCTTACAGATATGGTTTGGCAGCAAGAGCCGGAACTTATCCTGTGGTTTGTGCATACCGATGGCACGCTTGTTGGTCTTACATACGACAGGGCAAACGGCGCAGTGGGCTGGCATCAGCATGTCTTGGGCGGTGTAAGTGCAAACTGCACAATAACTGTAAGCGATTACGCAAACATAGCTGTTGGCACAACACTTACATTTACCAAGAGCGACGGCACAACGGTTACATTTACATCAGAGGCTGCTGGTAGCTCAGACCCAGCATCATCAACAGGCTTTCGTCCTAACACATCAAATAACGTAACAGCAGACAATATCTTTACCGCCATCAATGCGCATGATGACTTTGTAGTAGCAAACCCAAGTGCAGCAGTTGTTACTGTGCAGGAAAGCAACCCCACGGCTGGCGGTTTGTTGTCATGTGTAAGCTCTGACACTACACGCCTTGCAACAACCAACGAGGCAGCACCGATAGTAGAAAGTATAACAGCAATACCAAGCGGTGCAGAAGATCAGGTGTATCTGTCTGTCAAGCGTATCATCAATACCAGCACTGTGCGCCACATTGTATATCTCAAGTCAGTTGACTTTGGCACAGCGGTAAGTGATGCCTTCTATGTGGACAACGGCCTCACATACAGCGGATCAGCTACAACAACCATATCAGGTCTAAATCACCTAGAGGGAGAGGTTGTATCTATACTAGCAGATGGCGCAGCGCACGCTGTAAAGCAGGTGTCTGGCGGCAGTATAACGCTGGATGTAAGCACAACGAAGGCTCAGATTGGGTATGGCTATCAGTCGTTTGTTGAGACTTTGCGCATGGAAGCTGGCGCAGAGGATGGCATATCGCAGGGCAAGATCAAAAGAATACATGGTGTTACAGCGCGTTTCTTAAACAGTGTAGGTGCAGAGATTGGGCCAAGTCTTACCAGCCTAGATAGAATACCATTTAGAGATAGCAGTATGGCAATGGACGAGGCTGTGCCTATGTTTACTGGGGATAAAGAAATATCTTTTCCCTCTGGATACGACAATGACGCGCATGTGGTCGTGCGCCAGAACCAGCCATTGCCTATGACAATCCTTGCAATCATGCGGAGGTCAAACACTTTTGATGCTTAGAGTATGCAAGTTTTCAAGAGAGCATATAGATCATCTGAAACTGATGTTTGAGTTTTCAGATGCTGGCAGAAAGGCATTGGTAGAACACAAAGATATGAACGGATATTCACTATTCGATCAAGATGAAGTAATAGGTATAGGTGGCATACACAATATATGGGATCATGTGGGTGAGGCATGGCTGCTGTTGGGCAAAGATGCCGTAACAAAGCCCACATCTGTGGCAAGGCATACCGCGTATATGTTTGATTATTTGCAAGAAGAGTTTGATTACAAAAGAATACAGGCAAGTATCGCTGTAACTGATAAAACTGCAAAGCGTTTTGCTGAGTGGCTTGGCTTTCAAAATGAGGGTGTAATGAAGAAGTATGGGCCAGATGGCACAGATTATTACCGTTACGCAAGGGTGATGTAATGAATCCAGCAGTGATTGCCGCCGCAGCCACAACTGCAAGCACTATAATTGGATTTAAAGGAAACCAAGCGTCTGCAAAAGCCGCGAGGCAAACCGCCGAATACAATGCACAGCTTGCTGAGAACGAAGCTGTTGTTCTACGAAGAGCAAGGACAGATCAGGAAGCTAACCTCAGAAGGGCAAACGAGAGGCTTACTGGTCAGCAAGTAGTAGCCACCGCAGCGTCTGGAGTTGAGTTATCAGGAAGCCCCTACTTAGCTTTAGCTGACTCATACTTTGCTATGGAACGTGATGCTTTACGCATACAGTACGCGAGTGATGTTGAAACAGCAGGGCAGTTAGCACAAGCAGCTATGGTGCGTGCGGCTGGAAACGCAAGGGCATCAGCGTTCCGTACAGCAGCTTACACAACCCTTCTGGATGGCGCAGGACAAGCGGCAAGTATAAAGCAGCAACAAGACTTTTTTGAGCTTCAAGACAGATACAGACAACAAGAGTTGGATAGATAGAGATGCCAAAGATTCCTTTGTATGCAAGAGGTATGGGTTCACAAGTAGACCTTGCTACAGGGTCTTTGGGGCCAAGTGCGCCAACAGAAGCCTTTGCAGCACCAGGACAGGCAATGGCTAGGGCTGGGCAAACTATAGGGCAGACTGGCAGGCAGTTCGCCAAAAACATGATGGAGTTTGATAACGCCAGCAAAGACCTAGAGTTTAAGTTTCAGAAAGCGCAAAAAGATGAAGAAACAAAAACTTTGTCACAAAAATTTGCTGCTCAAGCATATACGCAAGCAGATACTTACACTTTAGAAACCAAAGAACCAAATATGGAAAAAATGGTAACTGGTCTGACAGACACAGTTCAAACGCCAATTTTAAACGAAATTAAGGGGCTAAATTTAACGCCTAGTCAAACTCAAGCAATCACTGGTTCAGTTTTGCAAACTATGAAATTCAAGGTTGCAGACGCAAAGAAAGTGTCTTTTCAGTATAGCCAAGGAGAAAAGTCTGCGGCATCAAACGCAACCCTTGAAAATGCTTTAGCTGAAATAAGCAAAACAGATAATAGTTCAGATTTTAATGCAATCGTTGCAACTAATTTGGCTCTTATAGATGATGGTCAACAAAATCAACTAAGTTTAAATTACGGCAGAAAAACATTTTTAGCAGAGGCGCAGACAAGATTTTTTTCTGGAAAAGTGGATGCGTTACAAAATTTTGCAAACGCAGAGGTTTTAAAATCAACAGTCGCTGCAAGCTCAGAGTTTGCCTCTGAGTCAATCAAGCAGGGAATACTTAGTTCTATTGACACAAAAATAACAGAGCTTGAAGAAGGCAAGAGAGATGAGGTCAGAGATGTGCTTCTTGGGGCAAATCTTACGGGAGATGAAGAGGCGCAGGCTTTAGCGCAGATGAGGGATGTTGACGCTGGTTTTGTCACAATCGAAAGAGAGGATGAAACTATTAGCATTGATCTGCGTGGCACAGGATCAAAGTTTCGCACTGCATTAGCAAAACAATTTGAGCAAGGATCTGAGGTGTCACAAGCAAAATCAAAGAAACAGTTAATAGATTCGCTTTACCCTACTATTGCCACCATGGACCGTGATGAATTAAATGCTTTTATAGACGAAGCGAAAACGCTTACTGGTCGGTTTTCTGGTTTTGGGCGTGATGTAGCAGAGCCACTAATAAGCAATGCAAACCAAGCTCTCGCTGTCTTGGATAAGGAGCTAGGCGCATCAATCCAAGCAGATACCAAATCTATTCAAACAATCCTTGTTGCTAATGAAGGGCAAACCACGCCAAACGCGCAGTCAATAATAGACAATGTTGCGATTAAAATATCTCAACTGTCTCCCGACAATAATGTTCCGGGACAGTCTTTTGACGAAGCCATGACTGGCGTGCTTAATGCTGGTGTTTTGTTTTCTAGTGTAAAATTTGGCACGCCATCTGAAATAGCAGCAGCGCGTGTTGCATTGCAAAGAGAGAAGGCAGAGGCGACAACATCAGAAAGTGCAAGAATAGCGCAAATAAAAAGTGACCGTTTTGAAGAAATGTTAGCAGCGCGTGCAAGCAGACTTTCAAATGACCCTGTGAAGTTTATTCAAGATGATTTGCAAGTTAAAGGTCAGGATACTGCTGGAATTGACCAGCTTATATTTTTGCAGAGGCAGATGGGCATAGCTGATGTTGATATAAGGATCGCATCAAATGCTGAAATACAGGCTTTTAAGTCTCAGTTTAAAGATCCAGAGCTTACGGCAAGGGAAAAATCTGACCTTGGAATTGCTTTTATTACCAATTTTGGCGTTGAAAATGAGTCGCGTATCATGCGCAACTTAATGAATCAAGGTGTTTTGAGCCTTGCTGATACTTGGGTGATTGCAAATCCAGGCAACGTAGCTGGGTTTGATATTGAAGCGGCAAATCGTCCTGACGTTGTTAAAGAGCTAAAGGCAAATATTGGCACAACTACCTATAAAGAGATTATGGCAGAAGCAATGGCGCAAAACGCTGAATATTCTGGCAGTATTATTGGTGGCACAACTGACAGTGTTGTTTCGCGTGGAGCCACAGGATCGCGCACACTTCATGTAACGGCGATGAACTCTCTAATTCAGAACACAGCGGCATATTACATGAACACTGGAGAGACAGACATAACCAAGGCTGTGGAAAGAGCGGTTGATAATATTGTCAACAGCCAGTTTTCATTCGCTGAAGTCAACGGCAAGCCTCTGCGTATGCTCAAGGGGCTTGAAAACTCATCAGCAGAGATTGGTAATGTGTTGAACTCCCTTGTGAGTGATGAAAAGTCTAGAGAGATGATTGTTGGTTTTGCAAACATACCGCCTGTAAGTGGCAATGTTGATGTAAATCAAAAGTACAAAGAAGATTTAGCGCAGGGTTATTGGGTAACAACCTCAGATCACAAGGGCGCATACCTTGTAGACCAAACTGGCAACATGGTTACAAGAAGAATTGACCCTGGCCCAACAGCTATTTCACCAGACCAAGCGTTTGTAACCGTAAAGTTTTCTGACATCTTGCCTTTGATTGCAGAAATAGAGCAAGCCACAGGAACGGCGGCGCAAAAGATAACACGGCGCAACGAGATAGCCAGAAGGCTGCTACAGTAATGGTAGATTTTTTTGTACCAGAGCAAAAATACGATCAGAACGCTTTTGACAACTATTTCGATGTGTCAAAGGCTGGCACTCTTGATGTGCTTGGCGCAACGCTTGATGAAACCCTGTACTATAACCCTTTTAGCGCATTGAACCGCACGTTTGACCAATATTTAGGGCCAGGTGCAAATGGTCGCGTGCTATCTCCTGATGAGTTTCGTGGCAGTCAATACTTTCGTGAAGGCATAGAAGTAGATGAGAACGGCATTACAGAGGGTTTGGCAAACTTGCTTTCGGAGCGTCACGACAGGCGCGAGAACTTTAGGTTTACCCTAAACAGATCACGCGGAGGCTTTGGGCTAGGCGCAGCACAGTTTGGCACAATGCTGGCTGGCTCTGTGCTTGACCCTCTCAACGTGGCATCAGCGTTTATCCCAGCCGTAGGTCAGGCGCGTATGGCTACTATGGCAGCGCGTTTTGGCAAGACTGGCAGTAGATTGATGGCTGGCGCGATAGATGGTGCGGTTGGCGCAACTGTGCTGGAGCCACTTGTAATCGGTCAGGCGTACTTAGAGCAAGATGCTGACTATGGCCTCATGGACAGCTTTCTAAACGTCACATTTGGTTCACTTCTTGGCGGTGGTTTGCACGTTGGATTCGGCAAAATATCTGACAGGATAGAGGCTAGCAGGGTAAGCGATGAGGCTTTGGCACGCAGCGTTGCGCAAGCAGTCACGGATCAGCCAATAACCGCTGGTCGGTTAGTTGAGCAACAAGAAGCAGCCAAAAATGCAGATATTATTGCTAAGGCAAACGAGCGTTTAGCCCAGGATCGCTCTGTAAGAGGCGTAGAGCGTAGGTTTGACCCTGAGACTGGTGATATTATAGAAGAAACGGTTTTGCGCGGTGACGAGCCTCGCCAGCGGCCAGCAGAGGCAAGGCGAAAAGGCAGGGCGCGTCCACCACAGTTGCGTGCTGAAGAGCCAAAAACACTGATACAATACATCAGGGCAAAGGGCGGCATAGATCCTAACAGCACAGGTGCCGCTGACTTGAAAGAAACTATCCCAGCGGCAAACGCTGGTAAGTTTTATGTAAGCGCAGCAAAAGGTGGGCGTTCTGTTGATGACATGCTTACAGCCGCTAGAGAGGATGGGTATTTGCCAGCAGCTATTGAGGGCGTGCCTGATGAGATTGATATAAACGATTTCATCAAGGCTGTTGAAAATGACAAGGCTGGAAACAAACAATATTCAGCAGCAGATCAAAATGCTGTAGATGCCTATGAAGCTGCACAAGACCTTCAAGAGTTTTTGGACAGGCGTGGTATTGACCCAACAGGATTAAGCGAGACAGAGCTTGATATTGTAATAGCAGAAACTGAGTTGCTTGAATACAACCAAAATGCCGTATCTGGCTTAGAGCAACGTGATGTGGAGCCGCAGTCTCTTGAAGGCTCACCGCTTACCCAGCAAGAGTCTTTGAACGCTCAGAATGAGGCGCGTATTCAAGATTATAACCTTGGCGTTGATGCAGACCAGAAGCCGAAACTTGACGAGATGGACGCTGCTGGCACGGATCTAACAATCCAAGAGTTTCAAGACACTGTTGATGAGATAGCATTACTTGAACAGGATTTAGAAATATTGCGTGCTGACGTTACTATACCTGCTGACATAGATGAGGACATTCGTATAGCAGACGAGGCTTTGCGCCGCGCAGACGAATATATGGATGAAGCCGCTAGAACAGCCGCAGTCTGTGTAAACAGAAATGGCAGGAGCGTAGGATGAGCATAAAGATTTGTAGTGCAGAGCTACGCAAGATTGCGCAAGAAAAAGATATAGCTGTTGCGCAGGATGAGATAGATGCCATCCTCAAAATCATGCAAGACAAGATTGATCGCCGTGGCGGTGTGTACGGTGATAGTGAGCTTGGTGAACTAATTGAAGAGGCAAAAGATTTAGCCAAAAGGTCAAGGATTGAGGCAGCAATACAGAAGCGCAACCGCCTTATCAATGCGCGTGTGTATGCAACGGTGATGACTGCACTGCGTCAGGAGCCTAATGATCCTGGCAAGGCGTTGTCTGCCATACTTGTTGGCGATGCAAGGCGTAGCCTGTATAGCGTTGATGCCAAGCAGCGTAGTATATTTTTAGACAACACGGGCGCATTGGTAGGCGAGTTAAAACGCAATGATTTGCTAGATATTTTCCGCTCCAATGAGCTAGATGAAAAAATTTATCAAGAAATGTTTGATGGCCTTGGAAGCAGCGGCAGCAAGGAGGCGCGTCAAATTGCAGAGACAATTAAAAAGGTACAGAAGCGTCTGTTAGACCGCAAGAACAGAAACGGTGCAAACATTGGTGAGCTTGAGAACTATGTTGTGCGCCAGCACCATGACCCATTGTTGATACGCGGCAAAGGCACAGAAGAAGATAAACAAGCGTGGATTACTTTTGTGTCTGAAAACATGAACATAGAAAAAACTATGGCTAACAAGCCAGACGACATGACTGAGGTTGAGTTTCTTGGCTCTATGTATGACAACCTTGTTAGCGGCAACCATATGAAGGCTGACGGTGTGGGCGGTATGGGCGGTGCGCAGCCAGAGTTTAAGGGGCCAGTAAACCTTGCCAAACGCCTTAGTGCGCAACGCATAATCCACTTTAAAAATGGCAAGTCTGCGCTGGCATACGCAAACAGGTTTAGTCGCATGAAACTTTCTGAAGCTGTATATCAGGGTTTGGCACATGACGCGCAAGCCATAGGATTGCTTGAGACCTTTGGCACAAACCCAAAAGCCATGTTCGAGAGAATAATTACAGAAATAAAGCCAAAGGGCGTTGCAAAGCCTATAAAAGAAGGACGCTTGAGAAACCAGTTTGCAGAGCTGGATGGCACAACTCGCGCACTAGGCGCAACCCAGCCCATACTGAATACAACGGTTACTTACGCTGGCATAGCCGCTGGCTTTCGTATGTTGCAATCAATGGCAAAGCTAGGTTTTGCTACCATTTCATCGTTTTCAGACATTGCAACCAAGGCAGCGTTTATAAACGCAAACACAGAACGGAACATTTTTGGTGCTTACGCTTCTGCTTTGCGTGACACATTCCGTTTGTTCAACAGTAAAGAGCAAAAAGAGTTGGCATACCTACTAAGTGTTGGTGTTGAGAACGAGTTAGCAGACGTTCACGCTAGATTTGGTGCAAATGATAGCGGCCCTGGAATGATCTCTAAGGCACATCAGTTGTATTTTAAACTGAACGGTATGCAATGGTGGAACAGCACACAAAAGGTTGGCATTGCGCGTATGTTGTCTGCTGACCTTGCTAACTACAGCAACAGATCCTACAACGCCATACCACCAGAAACACGCAGATTGCTCAGTCTTTATGATATAAATGAAGCAGAGTGGTCTTTGTTTCGTGGCATGGACATGAAGGCGGCTGATGGACGCAAGTATCTAGTGCCTGATATCGCTGATGAAATCTCTGCCGCAAAGATAGACCCGTTGATCGTGCAACGCACAGGACAGCTTGATATAACAGATAAGATGCGCCAACAGTTTCGTGATGACCTACGCAGTAAAATATCAGCTTACTACGCAGATAGCGCAGACACGGCTATCCCAACACCAGGCGCAAGAGAGCGTGCAATTATGAACCAAGGGTTGCCACGCGGTACAGTTATGGGTGAAGCAATACGAATGATTATGCAGCTTAAAGGCTTTCCAATCACCTATGTCACAAAAGGCTTGAGCAGGCAAAAAGCCTCATCTGGATATTATGGCGTTGCAAAGATGATGGTTGGCTCAACCATGATGGGGTATATGTCGGTTACACTAAAAGACATCTTAAAAGGCAAAGAACCTGCGGAGGTTTTTGGTGATGATTATACTTTAAATAAAGAGTTGTTGTTTCGTGCGTTTACACAAGGTGGCGGCGCAGGAATTTATGGAGACTTCATATTTGGTGAGTTTAACAGGTATGGTCAGGGGCCGCTTGAAACTCTTGCTGGCCCTACCTTTGGCACAGCGGCAGATGTCTTAAAGATTTACGGCAAGTTTCGCAGCGGTGACGATGCGGCAGCAGAAACAGTAAGACTGGCTATGCGCAACATTCCTGGCGCAAACTTGTTCTACGCGAAGTTGGCGTTAGACTACTTGTTCATGTATGAGCTAACAGAGTTTGCAAACCCAGGATATTTCAAGCGTATGGAAAGGCGTATGAAGAAGGACACGGGGCAAGAGTTTTACTTTCCACCATCACAGTATGTACGATAAGGATAAAATCGCGTATAAAGGTGCAAGGAGTTAGACATGACAGTTAGCAGCACAACCAAAAGGAACAGCTATACAGGGGATGGTTCTACCACCACCTTTGCTTACTCCTTCAAAATATTTGATGATGATGATATCACTGTCATCCTACGCACCACAGCGACTGGCACAGAGACTGTTC